ACCTTCTACCTGCATGGTTCCTAGGTAAGTTCCCGCACAAGAAGATCATCCAGTGCTCCCACACTGCGGAGCTGGCAGTGGGCTTCGGTCGTAAGGTACGAAATCTTGTAGATACAGAAACCTACCACAAGATTTTTCCTGATCTGGTCCTAGCCGCAGACTCAAAGGCAGCCGGCAGGTGGAACACCAGTAAGGGCGGGGATTACTTCGCTATCGGTGTCGGTGGCGCAGTGACCGGTAAGGGCGCTGACGTGCTCATTATTGACGACCCGCACAGCGAGCAAGAAGCAGCTATCGCGGAAATCAATCCAGATATCTACGATAAGACTTACGAGTGGTATACTTCTGGGCCGCGTCAGCGTCTGCAACCGGGTGGGGCCATCGTCGTCGTCATGACACGTTGGTCTAAAAGGGACCTGACGGGGCAGATTCTCAAAGATGCCGCCGCCAACGAGAGTATGGGTGAGTGGGAAGTCATTGAATTTCCTGCTATTCTCCCCTCGGATAACCCGTTGTGGCCTGAGTTCTGGGGGCTGGACGAGCTTCTAAAAGTTAAACGCGACGTGCCCAACAGCAAGTGGCAGGCGCAGTACCAACAGAACCCCATCTCTGAATCCGCCGCTATCGTGAAGCGTGAGTGGTGGCAGGAGTGGTCGAGCGACATACCGCCTTCGTGCGACTTTATCTTACAAAGCTGGGATACGGCCTTCGAGAAGACATCACGAGCCGATTACTCGGCGTGCACGACATGGGGTGTGTTCTACCAAGCAGACGACTCGGGCATATCTCAGGCCAACATTATCCTGCTCAACGCCTTCCGCGACCGTATGGAGTTCCCCGAGCTTAAGAAGGCGGCCATCGAGGAGTATAAGGAGTGGAGCCCGGACGGCGTCATCATTGAAAAGAAGGCGTCAGGTGCGCCGCTTATCTACGAGATGCGCGCTATGGGGATACCCGTGCAAGAGTTCACCCCTACAAGGGGTAACGACAAGATCAGCCGGCTGAACGCCGTCGCTGACATATTCGCCTCCGGAAGAGTATGGGCACCCGCCTCCCGCTGGGCGGAAGAAGTCATTGATGAAGTGGCTGAGTTTCCTGCGGGTTCTCATGATGACTACGTCGATACCGTCTCTATGGCAATGCACCGGTTTCGTAAGGGCGGCTACGTGACAACTAACCTCGACGAACCTGACGATATCATATACTTTAAGAGCCGCAAGCAACAGGGATATTACTGATGGCTGGGCTGGAAGACCTCATTACTGACTATGTGGGCGACCCGCTACGCAAAGCGCTGGGTACGTATGTGCCAAAGGCTGGCCCAACTGAGTTGCCGGAAGGATATCCAGAGCCTTTTAACGACCAATTTGGGGTTGAGACACCGTTTGATGGGATGCGGCGTTCTACTATTCCGACCGACTTACCGCCGCGTATCCGCAGTTATCGAGCAGATGAGCGCCGTGGGGGGCTGGAGAACCTTCCGCAGTCGCGGTTTGATGATCGGTCCCCGTTAAAGTCCGATGTCCGCTACTGGGCTGCAACTAGCGATAACAAGAAAACTCCTTACGCGGCGCATGAAATTAATAAAATGTACTCTTTTGCTCGCCTAAACGGCGCAGCAAGTAAACTTGGTCTGCCCACAATAAACCCGGAGCAGTTTGCGGCTATGGTACTAAAGGAAGGTCGTTCGGACGCCGGATTTAATATGTTTAAACCCGAAGCTAAGCCTGACGTAGAGTTTCGCAAGCGCCTCAATCAGTTTAACATTCCCGAACGACAGAAAGATTATTTGGGAATGATTAACTACGCTGACCGTATTGCCAAGAAGAAGGACGTACCGTTTCACGCTGTGTGGAACGGTTTAGGTAAAAACTGGAAGGGGCAGACCGGTTTTGATTATGCTAAAGCCATGGAAAAGCATGAGCAGGCTACGCTTAACCCTAAGAACAAAGACTTTTTAAATCTTATTAGTCGCGCCTTCAGTGAAGGGGAAAAATACGGGCTTCCTTTGATGAAGGAGAAGCAGCGCGATACTGATCCATATCTAAAGTCGGACCCGAACTATAAGTACCATACTCCCGAAGGTAAGATGAAACCACATGGACTGAATGCGCTGTTCAAGGCATCTGGCGGCGTCGTCATCGACGATGGTAACCCAGCTAAACAAAGGAAGCTAATCTAATGGCCGTTGATAAAGCTCTCAATCAAGCGCCGCTGGGTCTTGATGCGTCGTTTTCCGGAGGTGTGATGCCGGGAGTGAACACAGAGCCCGACATTGAGATCGAGATCGAGGACCCTGAGTCCGTTACCATCGGCATGGATGGGTTGGAGATTGAGATTGAGCCCGGTGATGACGACGAGGACCAAGAATTTAATGAAAACCTTGCAGAAGTCCTTGATGACAGCGAGCTGACCGAGCTTGTAGGCGACCTAATTGGGGACTACGACGACGATATTGCCAGTCGCCGCGACTGGATACAGACTTATGTCGATGGTTTAGAGCTTCTGGGGATGAAGGTCGAAGACCGTACCGAGCCGTGGCCCGGTGCTTGCGGTGTGTACCACCCGCTCCTCGCTGAATCAGTCGTTAAGTTCCAAGCTGAGACCATGATGGAGACGTTCCCGGCTCAAGGGCCGGTGCGAACGCAGATTATCGGCAAAGAAACACCACAAAAGCGCGATGCAGCGCGGCGCGTCCAAGACGACATGAACTACCAGCTGACTGACCGCATGATTGAGTACCGCCCAGAGCACGAACGGATGCTGTGGGGCCTTGGTCTTGCGGGTAACGCGTTCAAAAAGGTGTATTACGACCCGTCGATGGGTCGGCAGGTGTCGATGTACGTGCCCGCAGACGACGTCGTGGTGCCTTATGGCGCATCTAACCTCGAATCTGCTGAGCGTGTCACCCATGTGATGCGCAAGACGCCAAACGAGCTTAAAAAGCTCCAGCGTGACGGCTTTTACCGTGATGTGGAGCTTGGAGACCCTGAAAACACGCTTGACGAGGTCGAGAAGAAGATTGCGGAGCGCCTTGGCTTCCGTGCTACGACCGACGACCGCTTCAAGTTGTTGGAAATGCAGGTTGATCTCGTCATCGAGGATGACAAATTTAGGGATAAGGACGATGAGGGTATCGCTCTTCCTTACATTGTTACGATTGAGAAGGGATCAAGCGAAATCCTCGCCATCCGGCGCAACTGGCAGCCCGACGACAAGCTTAAGGCAAAGCGCAATCACTTCGTACACTACTCTTACGTACCCGGCTTTGGCTTCTACGCCTTCGGCCTTATTCACCTCATCGGTGCCTTTGCCAAGTCAGGCACCAGTCTCATCCGTCAGCTTGTCGATGCGGGCACACTGAGCAACCTGCCCGGTGGCTTTAAGACTAAGGGGCTACGGGTAAAGGGTGATGATACGCCCATCAGCCCTGCTGAGTGGCGAGACGTGGACGTGGCGTCAGGCACGATGCGCGACAACATTATGCCGCTGCCGTATAAAGAGCCAAGTCAGGTCCTCTACAGCTTGCTGGGTACCATCGTAGAGGAAGGCCGTCGCTTCGCTGGTATGGCGGACCTTCAGGTCTCTGATATGTCGGCAAACGCCCCTGTGGGGACAACACTGGCTATCCTTGAGCGCAGTCTCAAGATGATGTCGGCGGTACAGGCGCGCATCCACTACTCGATGAAGCAGGAGTTCAAGCTCCTCAAGCACATCATCGCTGACTATACGCCGGAGTCTTACTCCTACGAGCCAGAAGAAGGCAGCCGCAAGGCCAAGAAGTCCGACTACGCCAACGTCGATGTGCTGCCGGTAAGCGACCCTAACGCTGCCACTATGGCGCAGAAGATTGTCCAGTATCAGGCAGTTATCCAGTTGGCGCAGGGTGCGCCGCAAATCTACGACATGCCTTTCCTGCACCGCCAGATGTTGGAGGTGCTGGGCATCAAGAATGCTCAGAAGCTTGTGCCCCTAAAGGACGACGACGACCGTAAGCCGCGTGATCCGGTTAGCGAGAACATGGACGTCCTGAATATGAAGCCGGTCAAGGCGTTCATGTACCAAGACCATCAGGCGCATATTACCGTCCATATAACCGCGATGCAGGACCCCACGATCCAGCAGCTAATGGGCCAGAACCCGCAGGCGCAGCAGATGATGGCCGCCATGGCAGCGCATATCCAAGAGCACGTGGCGTTTGAGTATCGCCGTCAGATCGAGCTTCAGGCAGGCGTCCCGCTGCCACCACCAGATTCGGATATGTCGGAAGATGTTGAGCTTCAGGTTTCGCGTCTGGCAGCCGCTGCCGCAGGCCAGCTTCTCCAGAAGAACCAGTCCGCAGCTCAGCAGCAACAGAGCCAGCAGATGGCTCAGGACCCCATTGTGCAGATGCAGATGCAGGAGTTGCAGCTTAAACAGGGCGAGCTCCAGCTAAAGCAACAGAAGCTTCAGATCGACGCCGCTGAGAAGACGGACCGTATGGACGTGGAACGCGAGCGCATCGCCGCGCAGAAAGAAATCGCTGGCCTCCAAGTTGGAGCCAAGATTGCAACGGATAAAGCTAATTTGTCCGCCAAGGAGCAAGAAGCCGGGCTTCGCATCGGCGTGCAAGTCGCGCGTGAGACCTCGCAGATGGCACAAAACGCAGAGAAACCCCCTGTTTCCAACGCACCACTTAAGGAAAATGAATGAGTACAGTCTTACTACACCTAGCTCACAGGATAGACGAAGCGTGCAAGGACATCGAGCGTGACCTTGCGATGGGTAAAGCGTCCGAGATTGGTGACTACAAGTTCGCCTGTGGTCGGTATCGCGGCCTTCTGACCGCTAAGGATATTATTATCGAGACAGCCCAAAAGCTGGAGCAAGATGATGACTGAGATCGTAGGTATTGCGGCCCCCACCCTCGTTGGCGTGGACGGCAAAGTGCTTAACGCACCACTCAAAGAGCCTGAAGTTCCCGTCGAGGACCGGGCTAAGCAGCTTCCCGACCCACAGGGCTATCGCATCCTGTGTGCCATCCCCGACATTGAAGAGAAGACCACGGGTGGCATCTTCAAGACCGGTAGCATGATTGAGCGGGAAGAACTCCTTACGACTGTGCTGTTTGTCGTCAAAGTAGGCCCTGATGCCTACGCTGACGCAAAGCGGTTCCCCTCTGGCCCGTGGTGCGAAGAAGGCGATTTTGTCCTTGTGCGCCCCAATGCGGGCACTCGGGTGGAAATTCATGGCCGTGAGTTCCGCATTATCAATGACGATAGCGTGGAAGCAGTAGTCGAAGACCCGAGGGGTATTCGGCGCAAATAAACGGGCTTGCCCGTACAAAAGGAGACGTAATCATGGCTATCCAGCCAGACGACGAGTTTGAATTTGAGATCGAGACTGACGAAACCCCTGTTTCTGAACCGCGAAGTAAACCCGATATTGAAGTCGAAGACGACACTCCGGAGCAGGACCGTGGGCGCGAGCCTATGCCTAAGGAGATCGTGGACGAGCTCGAAGCTGATGAGCTTGAGGAGTATTCGGAGAAGGTAAAGCTTCGCCTTAAGCAGATGAAGAAGGTCTGGCACGACGAGCGCCGTGAAAAGGAGCGCGCGTTCCGTGAACAGCAGGAAACTCTTAGCGCTGCTCAGCGTTTGTTTGAAGAAAACAAGCGACTGAAGTCTACGTTGAGCGACGGCGAAAACCACTTGCTGTTGAGTTATAAGCAACAGACAGAATACGAACTTAAAGAGGCGGAGCGGTTGTACCGTGATGCCTATGAAGCGGGTGATGCAGATCGTGTTGTGGAGTCACAGCGCAAGCTAACTGATGCAGCGCTCAAGATGCAGCAGCTTAATAATTATCGCCCTACTTTACAGGCCCCAGAAACTGAGGTACAAATTCCGCAAGGGCAGGCTAGTATCCAGCAACCTGACCGTACGACGATGGCGTGGCAAGAGCGCAATCAATGGTACGGCACAGACCCGGAGATGACTGCCTCGGCGCTCGGGCTGCACCAAAAGCTCGTAAACGAACGAGGCCAGCAGTTTGTTGGCTCCGACGAATATTGGACGACGGTTGACAAAACAATCCGCCGTAGATTCCCCGATTATTTCGGGGGAGACGAAGTGGCTAACGGTGACTCCAGAGCTGTCACACGTGAACCTAGGGCTGCTTCCGTTGTCGCTCCCGCTTCTCGTAGCCGATCCTCCAAAAAGATTAGGCTTAGTACAACCCAATTGGCTGTGGCCAAGAAGTTTGGGCTGACTCCCGAGCAATATGCTCGCGAAGTAATGAAGATGGAGAATTGATATGACGGATCGTAGCCTTATGGACGAGTTGAACGCTCAGACTTCATCCAGTCGTGCACCTCGTAAAACACGTGAACAGTCGGAAAGGCCCAAAGTATGGCAGCCGGCCTCGTTGCTGCCAGAACCGGATCAACAGCCGGGTTATTCGTACCGTTGGATTCGTGTTGCTTCAGCAGGTAAAGCAGACGGCCAGAACCTGATGTCAAAACGACGTGAAGGTTGGGAGCCGGTCCGTATCGAAGAGCAACCACAGTTTGATGGCATGACCGACCCAGACAGCCGCTACAAAGACAATATCGAGGTAGGTGGGTTGCTGCTCTGCAAAGCCCCGAATGAGATGATGCAACAGCGTAAGGCTTACTTTGCGCAGAAGAATCAAGCTCAGATGGACTCGGTAGACAACAACTTCATGCGCGAAAGCGATAATCGTATGCCCCTCTTCAGGGAGAAAAGGTCTACGACTTCGTTCGGTAGTGGCAAACGCTAAGCTAGGAGCTTAACAATGGCATATCCTTCCGTTACAAGCCCGTATGGGCTTATTCCGATCAATCTGATCGGCGGGCAGGTTTTTGCCGGTTCCACTCGCCAAATCCCCATCGCAACCAACTCTGCAACTGCCATCTTCTACGGTGACGTTGTGAAGCTGCTTGCTAGTGGTACGATTGGCAAGGATACCGGTACTGACGCTGCTACGCCGGTTGGTGTCTTCCTTGGTTGCACTTACACCGATCCGGTGTACGGCGTGACCTTCCGCCAGTTCTATCCCGGCACCACGAGCATTTCCGACATCACGGCTTACGTCCTTGATGACCCGGACGCGCTGTTCAAGGTCGCTGTGTGCGCTGGCACCAACTCGAACACCATCAGCTACCTGACTCAGGCTGCTGTCGGCTCGAACGTCAAGCTGGCGAACGGTGCAAATAACACCGGTTCGACCATCACGGGCAACTCTAGGGTTGGCGTGGACTCGACCGAGGGTACTACCTCGACGTTCCCGATTCGTGTTGTTGATGTTGTCCATGAAACCTCGCCTGTCGGTAGCCCCGGTTCTTACACCGAAGTTATCGTCAAGTGGAATCAGGGTATGCATCAGTACCTGAACCCCACTGGCCTCGCATAAGGAGACTGAACAATGGCAATTTCACGCGCACAGCTTCTCAAGGAGCTTTTGCCCGGCCTGAACGCCCTGTTCGGTCTGGAATACGCCCGCTATGGCGAAGAGCACAAAGAGATTTTCGAAACGGAAACCTCTGAGCGTTCGTTCGAAGAAGAAACCAAGCTGTCGGGCTTCTCGGCTGCTCCGGTTAAGAACGAAGGTTCGGCTATCGCCTACGACAACGCTCAGGAAGTCTTCACGGCTCGCTACAACCATGAGACGATTGCCCTCGGGTTCTCGCTCACGGAAGAAGCCATCGAAGATAACCTGTATGACAGCCTCTCGGCTCGTTATACCAAGGCGTTGGCTCGTGCCATGTCGTATACCAAGCAGACCAAGGCTGCGGCGGTTCTGAACAACGGCTTTGATACCGATTACCCCGGTGGTGACGGTCAACCGCTGTTCTCGGCCTCTCACCCACTGGTCTCTGGTGGTGTCAACTCGAACATCCCGGCTGTCGCTACCGACCTGAACGAAACGGCACTTGAAAACGCTGTTATTCAGATCGCTGCGTGGACGGATGAACGTGGGCTTCTGATCGCTGCAAAGCCGAAGAAGCTGGTGATTCCGCCGAGCCTCCAGTTCGTTGCAACCCGACTGCTCGAAACCGAGCTTCAGGTGAACACGGCTGACAACAACATCAACGCTATCAAGAGCAACGGCTCGATTCCGGAGGGTTACACCGTTAACCACTTCCTGACCGACACCGATGCTTGGTTCCTGACGACCGATGTTCCGAATGGTCTGAAGCACTTCGTCCGTACTCCGCTCGCCCAGAGCATGGACGGCGACTTCGACACCGGCAACGTCCGTTACAAGAGCCGCGAGCGTTATTCGTTCGGCTGGTCTGACCCGCTGGGCATGTTCGCTTCCGAAGGCGCTGCCTAAGGAAACAGGGGGAGGGGGAGAGGGAAACTTCTTCCCCTCTTTTCTTTTTAGTGTTATGCCTACTCAACTAGGTAATTGATCCATACCGACTGCCCTAGCAGACGTAGTAGAGACGGTATGGGGTGGTGCTACTACACGGAGAATTTCGATGGCAAATACAACCTTTTCAGGTCCGGTAATCTCGACCAACGGCTTCGTCGGTGACATCACTGGCAACATCACTGGCAACGTAACTGGTAACGTCACTGGCAACGTCACTGGCAACGTGACCGGTGACCTGACTGGCCGCACGTTCGGCACTGTTACAACCCATTCTGGCGCTGGCGCTGTGCCGGTAACTGCCTCGACTGTACGCCTGACCACGACTGCGGCGAACGCCCTAACGCTGGCCAACGGCACGAACGGTCAGCTTCTGACCATTATCATGGTTGTTGACGGCGGCGACGGCACTCTGACCCCGACCACCAAGACGGGTTACACCACGATTACCTTCGACGCTGTGGGCGACGCTGTCACGCTTCAGTTCATGACGACTGTGGGCTGGATGGTTGTCTCCAACTACGGAACAACCGTAGCCTAATCGGTAACCTCTAAGAAGGAGAAATCCGATGGCGATGCAGACTGACGTCAAAGTAACTAAGCCTTTGGCTGCCACCGGCATGTTTAAAACTCAGACTAACGCCGACGTGACCTTCCGCACCCGTGTGAAGGGCATCTATGTTAAAAACGGTGCTTCGGCTGGTTCTGTGGTTGTAGCTTCGGGTTCGGGCGGTGAAGTCTTGTTCACGTTGGCAACTTCCGCCTCTACTGACACGGGTGACTTTTTTATCCCAGTGCCAGATCAGGGTGTGCTCGCTGAAAATGGATTGCATGGTACGCTGACCAACACCGCTTCCATTACCGTTTTCTACGGGTGACCTATGCAGGCGCAAAAGAGTTACGACCTAGCAGGTAAGAGCATCTTCGTTGCTCTGCCCGCATACGACTTCAAGGTGTCCTTGAAGCTGGCGGTTTCGCTCGCTCGCTTTGCGCAGCAGGCTGCGCAGCACGGGGTTGATATTCAGATTGGCAGCATTTGTGGCTGTTCTGTTGTCTCTCGTGCTCGCAATCTGCTGGCGCAAGACCTGCTGGAGTCCAACTGCGACTACCTCATGTTTATCGACTCGGACATCAATTTCGAGCCTGAAGACATCTTCCGCCTTATGGCGTGGAGCACCGACCCCAAGAAGGGCATCATCGCTGGTGTCCCGCGCACCCGCAGCGAAACCAAGACTTACATCGCCACGCTAGACTATGACGAGAACGGCGAACTCACGATGAACGGTATGGGCCTTGTCCGTGCCAAGCGTGTGGCGACTGCCTTCATGTTGGTGCGCCGTGAGGTCTTTGAGCAGATGGCAGCAGCCCATCCGGAGTGGAGATATTATGATACTCGCTCGGATCGTACGCTCACTGCGATGTTTGATTTCCAAGTTACGGAAGAAGGTTACATGGGGGAAGACTTCCTCTTCTGTGACCGTGCACGTGAACTCGGTTTCGACGTCTGGATCGACCCGGCAATCTCGCTAGGCCACATGGGCGTGCAGGAATACACCGGCAACTACGGTAAGGATATCCTTTACCCGATGGTTGTCCCTCCGCAGAGGAACGTAGCGTAATGAGCATTCTAAGAAAACTTGGGAAAAGCGGTATGTTTGGCTTAGCTGGACTCGCAGCCACCAACAAAGGTGCAGTCAACAAAATCGCCGGTAGCGGCGGTTTGGGTGCCATAGGTATGCTGCTCGCCAAGAAAAAACGCGCACAAGAACAAGCTGCTGGCGCTATGCCCGGTCGTCCAATGGTGAGAGAGCCAATGGTAGCTGCCGATTCCGCAGAACCAATGATGCGTAAGGGCGGTATGGTCAAGAAGATGGCCAAGGGCGACACCGCCTCCAAGCGCGCCGACGGCTGCGTCACCAAGGGTAAGACGAAAGGACGGTTTATATGATGCATAAGCGCAAGTTTGGTGCTGGTGGTCCAGCGAAGCGGCCCACGCCAACTCCGGCTGATCGCGCCGCTGCTAGGGCGCAGGATGAGATGCTGAAGAAGGCAAAGGTCACGAAGAGTGAAGCCGCGACCATCGCCAGCGCCAATCGCTCTGAAGGCGGCACTCATAAGAAGGGCGGTATGATTAAGAGACGCTACGCTGATGGCGGTATGGCCGGTGCGGCGATTGATCTCGAAGCCGCTGCCCGTCGCGGTGAGAACCTGCGCGAGCTGGACCGGATGAACTTGTCAGTTCCCAAGATTGCGGCTGCTAAGCCCAAGCCTAAGCCTAAGCCTGCGGCAGCTAAACCGGCTACCTCGGGTATGTCGGACGCTGAAATCCGTAAGTTTATGAGCGACAACGACAGGGGTGCAGACGCCTCGGCTAGGAACAAAGTAACTAAACCTGCTGCGCGTCAGGAGCCTCGCGTTGGCCTTCACAATTTAAAAAACGTGCTTGGCTCTACTCGCAAGTTTGGCGAGTCGATAGGTTTTCGCAACACCCCTCGCCCCGAAGCAGATAAACCGGCAGCTAAGCCTGCTGCGCGTCAAGAACCACGCGTTGGTCTTCAAAACATAGGAAATCCGTTTGCGTCTATGCGCAAGTTTGGCGAGTCGATAGGTTTTCGCAACACTCCTCGCCCCGAAGCAGCTAAACCGGCAGCAACTAAACCGGCAGCAGCTAAACCGGCAGCAGCTAAACCGGCAGCAGCTAAACCTGCTGCGCGCTCGGGTATGTCGGACGCGCAAATTCGTAAGTTTATGAGCGACAACGACAGAGCCGCAGATCGCAGTCTGGCAGCTAAGCCTGCTACTCGTGGTATGTCAGACGCGCAAATTCGTAAGTTTATGAGCGACAACGACCGAGCTGCAAATCGCAGTCTCGACGACACGAAAATTCGCAAGTTTATGAGTGATAACGACAGGGCCGCAGATCGCAGTCTGGCTGCTACGAAAGCCAAGAAAGAAGCTAAAATGGCTTCTGATATTGGCAAGGCGACCACAGCCAGCCTTTCCGCCGCTGCTAGCCGCGCTATTCCCCGGACACCGGGTATGCCGATGAGGAGCGGAGCTGGCAAACCTGCTACCTCGGGTATGTCGGACGCCGAAATCCGTAAGTTTATGCGTGATAACGAGCGGGGCTACGAAGAGACTGCGGCGCGTAAGACGCCAAACCCCATCAGCCGAACGGCTAAGGCTACAGGTACCGCTGCAAAGCCCCGTCTTGTAGAGCCGAAGTACGCCAAGGGCGGTTTCGTCTCCAAGCGCGCTGATGGCATTGCCAAGAAGGGTCACACCAAAGGGAGAATCTGCTAATGGCTAAGACCCCGGCTTGGCAGCGTAAGGAAGGCAAGTCCGAAAAGGGCGGGCTGAACGCCAAGGGGCGTGCATCTTACAACAAAGCCAATCCGGGGAAGCCGGGGCTCAAGGCCCCGCAGCCTGAAGGTGGTAGCCGCAAGAAGTCCTTCTGTGCCCGGATGTCCGGAATGAAGAAAAAGCTGACGTCATCCAAGACTGCTAACGACCCCAATAGCCGTATCAACAAATCTCTTCGCGCGTGGAAGTGCTGATATGACTGACGAATCGAAGACCCTACTGGACGCGGTCTCTATGGTTACCGTTGTTGGGACTATAATGGACATGCTTCCGGCTGTTGCCGCCATTTTCACCATCATCTGGACTGGCATTCGTATCTATGAGACCGATACGGTGCAAAAATTTCTCGGGAAGGACTGACATGCCTAGCAAGACCCCCAAGCAGAAGAGCTTCATGGCGGCGGTAGCCAACAACCCCAAGTTCGCCAAGAAGGTGGGCGTTTCCTCTAAGGTAGGTAAGGAGTTCGAGATGAAGGACAAGAAGATGGGCATGAAGAAGATGGCCGATAAGGCCGGTCGTGCCATGACCAAGAAGTCGCCTGACACGATGGGCCGTGCCATGACCAAGGCTAAGATGCCGAAGATGGCCATGGGCGGAAAGATGAAGGGCTGCTGATATGCGACCTTGTCGGGGTATGGGCGCTATGATGGCGTCTAAGATGCCAAAGGCGAAGACTATTCGTCGGAAGGATAACCCCGACAAGGTCACCATGTACGCCAAGGGCGGCAAGGTTAAGGCAAAGCGCATGGCTGAAGGCGGTAGCGCCAAGGATGAGTGCTACTCCAAGGTCAAGGCGCGCTACAAAGTCTTCCCTTCGGCCTACGCCTCCGGTGCTATCTCTAAGTGCCGCAAGGTCGGTGCCAAGAACTGGGGTAACAAAGGTGGCAGTTCGTAAAACCGAGAAAGGCGCGTCGCTTAAGCGCTGGTTCCAAGAAGACTGGAAGGACGTCCGTACGGGTAAAGCCTGCGGGCGTCAGCCCGGTGAGAAGCGCGGCACACCCTACTGTAGACCCAGTAAGCGTGTTTCTGATAAGACCCCCAAGACGTCGTCGGAGATGACTCCGGCGGAAAAGAAGACGCGTATCGCGCAGAAGAAACGGTTGGGGCAGCCTCCCGGTGCGCCTAAGCGCGTGGAAGCGGCGCGGAGGAAGTAAATGACGACATCCAGTACCACAGCGTTTAATCTTGATGTTAACCTCCTCATTGAGGAGGCTTTTGAGCGTTGTGGTGCTGAACTGCGTACGGGTTATGACTTTCGTACGGCGCGGCGCAGCCTGAACCTGCTGACTATTGAGTGGGCAAACAAGGGCATCAACCTCTGGACCATCGAGCAGGGGCAGATCGCTATGGTGCAGGGGCAGATCGCCTATGACCTGCCGGCAGATACCATCGACCTGTTTGACCACGTCATCCGCACTCAGTCGGGGCAGTCGCAGACGGACATCAACATCAACCGCATCAGCGCCGATACCTACCTTACGATCCCTAACAAGAACGCGCAGGGTCGGCCTATTCAGGTGTGGATCAACCGTCAGTCTGGTGCGCAGAACCCCTCTGGCATCCAGTATCCGAGCATCAACGTGTGGCCTGCCCCGGATCAGAACAACTTCTACACGTTCGTGTATTTCCGGCTGCGTCGTATCCAAGACGCGGGTGAAGGTGTTACCACGCAAGACATCCCGTTCCGCATGTTGCCCGCTATGGTTGCAGGGCTCGCGTACCATCTTTCGCTTAAAATCCCCGGAGCACTCGAGCGCTCCGTTATGCTCAAGGGTATGTATGACGAAGCTTGGGAGCAGGCCGGAGACGAAGACCGCGAAAAAGCACCGCTGCGTCTCGCGCCGCGTATAATGTTCTACTGAGTAGATGTTATGCTCACTCCCCTGCTTTTTATCGTGTGGGTTGCGGGGTTTTTTGACGGTGAAGGCTCTGTTTTCGTTGAGGTAGCTAAGAGCCAAAACACCCGGCGTGGGGTACGTAACTCACTAACTGCGTCGATTACTCAGACGTCTATTCCATGCCTTAATCTGATTAAGGAGCAATTTGGCGGTAATATAGCAGCGATAACCGCGAGCCGCCGACACAACATGAACAACTCTGTATGCTACATATGGCGGGTACGTAGTAAAGATGCGATAGCGTTCCTTGAAACCATAGCTCCTTATGTGGTAGTGAAGAAGGAGCAAGTAGAGTTAGCGCTCCAGTACCCCCTTACATCGGCAGACGGTAGGAAATATGCGGGTCCCTACAACTCCCTACCTGACGAGGTTCATAACCGACGCATGGAGATAGGACAAAAACTTAGGGACATCCGGGCGTCGATGAAGACGGCTTCGGTAGTTAGGGAGGATGTAAGTGCCTAATCGCTTCGCCTCTGGTAAGTACGCGATTTCGCAGTGCGACCGCTGTGGCTTTCGCTTCAAGCTGAAAGAACTGAGGTCGCTCGTCATCAAGACGAAGAACGTCAATATCCTAGTGTGCCGCTCCTGTTGGGAGCCGGATCAGCCGCAGCTTCAACTTGGCATGTACCCGGTGGATGATCCACAGGCTATCCGTAACCCACGTCCTGATACGACCTTCTGGCAGGCTGGTTTGACGGGTATTCGGACGCAGCCAAACACGCTACCGACCGCAGATGTAGACGCGTTTGGTACTCCTTCGCAGGGTAGCCGCGTCATCCACTGGGGGTGGGACCCAGTAGGTTTTCAAAACCCCTTGGGTTTGTGGGGTCTTCCTGATACATTAGTAGGCAATGGTCAGGTCGGTACCGTGACTATTCAGACGACGGAGAATTGACATGGCTAAGGGCGGTAAGACTAACGACCAGATGATGAAGCTCGGGCGTAACCTTGCTAAGGTTGCAAACCAGAAGAGCGGTAAGAAGCCAATCAAGGATATGGGAAAGGTCGATAAAAATGGCTGAATATAACCAACCCAAGCCGTCTCACGAGCCTTTGGGCAACAGCGGCTATCCGAACAATGTGGCTAATACCCAGACCGTGAAGACTCGTGGGACCGGTGCAGCTACTAAGGGCACGAATAGCAGCAAGAAGATGGGCTAATGAACTACGCTCAGCTTGTCGAAACAATTAAGGGTTACACCGAAAACGACTTCCCGGACACGGCGGGGTCGGGTGGACTCACTTCGACTGAGCAGATCGACACGTTTATCATCAATGCCGAAGAGCGTATCTTCAATACGGTCCAGCTTCTAGACCTGCGCAAGAACGTGACGGGCAACTGCACCGCTACCAATAAGTATCTCTCGGTCCCTTCAGACTGGCTTTCTACCTTCTCGATGGCGGTGATTGACCCCAACACGGGGTCTTACGAGTTTCTTTTAAACAAGGACGTCAGCTTCATCCGCTCCGCGTTCCCCAACCCCAACGTGACTGGGCCGCCGTCGTACTACGCCTATTTTGACGCAGACTCTTTCATCCTCGGGCCCACCCCCGATCAAAACTATAGCATAGAACTCCACTACTTCTACTACCCGCCGTCTATCGTGACTGCGGGTACGTCGTGGCTTGGGGACAACTTTGAGAGCGCGCTCCTTTACGGCGCGCTGCTAGAAGCGTATACGTTCATGAAGGGTGAAGCTGATGTGATCGCCGGATACCAAAGACGGTACGACGAAGCATTGGCCATGCTCAAGCAACTTGGCGAAGGGAAGAATCGCCAAGACATGTATCGCAGTCAACAAGTGCGGTACCCGGTGAGGTGATATGATTGATTCCGTAGGAACAATGCTGGGCGGCGACGTGATGGTGATGACCACGCAAGGTCGTGGCTTCACGCCCGAAGAGATTGCTGAACGTGCTCTCGACAAGATCATCTATGTTGGGGGCAACACACATCCGGCTATCAGGGACCAAGCGGAGGCGTTCAAAGACTCCATCCGTCAAGTGCTCGTCCATTACCTGCACGAGGCTGTCCGGTCCCATAACGTGACTCTGGTGAACAAATTTCACAAGGCCGGGCACTCAGAGTTCATCCCCATCTTAGACAGTTAAGGAGACCTACATTGGCTATCACGCAGGCAATGTGCACCAGCTTCAAGGCTCAGCTTATGCTGGCTGTGCACGACTTCCGCCCCACGGGCGACACTGGCGCGGACACGTTCAAGCTGGCGCTGTACTCGTCTACCGCTTCGCTTGATGCAAACACCACGGCGTATACCTCGTCAAACGAAGTTTCGTCGTCGGGCACCAACTACACCGCTGGCGGCGGCTCGCTGACCAACCTCGGTGCAACGGCAGTCAACACGAACACGGAAACGGGTACGGGCTTTGTTGACTTCGGTGACCTTACCTTCTCTAACGCGACCATCACGGCTCGTGGCGCTTTGATCTATAACACCACGCCTTCGGCTAACTCGAACGCCAACACGGCGCTTACGAACGCCTCGGTCTGCGTGTTGGATTTTGGTTCAGACAAGACGGCAACGGCGGGTGACTTCACTATCATCTTCCCAACCGCCACTAACACCACGGCCATCATCCGGATTGCTTGATGATCGAAGAACTTATTAGCCGAGTGTTTTACGCTCGCAACGTGGCGCATTTCGAACACTGGACCGCTAATGGGGTCGGTGCGTTTTCGCGGCATGAAGCACTCGGCAAGTTCTACGATGAGGTGATCGACGCCATCGACAAGCTCGTCGAGGCGTATCAGGGTGCGTTCGAACTGATTGGGTCTATTAAAGCACCCAAGACCAAGGCGGATGACATCCTGCTTATTTTGATCGAAGACGCTGAGTGGATCGAGAAAAACCACGAGGCTATCTGCAAGGGCAACCGGGCGGTAGCCAACCTCATTGATGGGGTGACGGAAGTTTATCTCACGACGATCTACAAGCTCCGAAACCTGATGTGAGGTAGCAATGGCCCTCGTTCTCGCTGATCGTGTACAAGACCTGACTTTAACAACAGGGACGGGTACCGTTACCCTCACTGGTACGCCTACTGTGGGCTATCAATCGTTTGGGGCAGCCATCGGCAACGGTAACACCACCTACTACACCATTACTGGTGGGTCTCAGTTTGAAGTCGGTATCGGCACCTACACGGCGGCGGGCACGTCTCTCTCGCGTGATACGGTGCTTTCCTCCAGCAATGGGGGTGCGCTTGTTAACTTCAGCGCAGGTGAGAAGACGGTTTTTGTTACCTACCCGGCTGAACGGTCAGTAAACGCGGATGCGGCTGGCAACGTCAACATCAGCGTCACGGGCAACGCGGCGACGGCTACGCGGGCTACTAATCTAGCTTCTGGCGCTGCGGGCTCTGTCCCCTACCAGACGGCGGCTAACACCACGGCGTTCCTTGCATCGGCTTCTGGCGTCCTTGTTGGTGGTAACCCGCCGACGTTCTCCACGACCCCAACCCTTACCGGTACGAACTTCACTGCAATCCCCAACGCTGCGCTAAGCAACAACGCGGTTACCATCGGCAGCACAGCCGTGGCTCTCGGCGCTACATCTACAACTCTTGCTGGCCTGACCTCGGTTACGTTGACTCAAGACCCGACATTGGCGTTGCAGGCGGCAACCAAGCAGTATGTAGACAGTGCCGTTTCATCAGGCATTCACTTCCACACGCCGGTACTAGTCGAAGCACCGGCCAACCTGAACGCGACGTACGCTAACGGAGCTTCTGGGGTCGGCGCTACCCTGACCAATGCTACTACGCAGGCCGCGCTGGTCCTTGATGGTGTGACGCTCAACGTTGCTGACCGCGTCCTTATCCACCAGCAGACGACGCAGACGCAGAACGGCATCTACGTTGTGACAACCGTGGGTAGCGGCGCAACTAACTGGGTGTTGACGCGCTCCAGTGATGCGGACACCTACGCCGCCGCTAGCGCAGCCGCTCTGGGCGAAGGTTCAGCCGTGTTTGTCCAGCAGGGCACGGTTGGCGCAGGTACCACTTACGTCTGCAACACCTCTGGGACCATTACGTTCGGCACGACAAACATCACCTTTGTGGAGATATCGTCGGCGCAGATTTACTCGGCTGGCACCGGTCTTACCCTTACGGGCACCACCTTCAGCCTCACCACGCCTGTAGCTACAACGCTAGGTGGTACGGGTCTGACGACCTTTGGCGCTACTAACCGTGCGATTTTCTCGTCGGGCACCACGACACTTACGGCTGGTACCCTTCCCGTTGCTGCTGGTGGTACAGGCCAAACGACCTACGTCAACGGCGAACTTCTTATCGGTAAGACCTCCGATGGTTCGCTGGCTAAGGCTACGATTACTGCGAGCACGGGCATCAGTGTCACCAACGGTGACGGGTCAATCACAATCACCAACACCGCCCCAGATCAAACAGTCTCGCTGACGGGTAGCGGCACGACGACGATCACTGGCACGTACCCCAACTTCAACGTCGCCTCGGCTGACCAGTATGTAGGCACTGTTACGAGCGTTTCGGCCTCGGTCAACACGACGGGTACAGATATCGCGGTTGCGGTCACTAGCAGCACGACAACTCCAGCTATTGCGCTCAGCATCCCAACCTCTTCAGCCTCGGCTCGCGGCGCTTTGACCAGCACTGACTGGAGCACCTTCAACGCCAAGCAGGTCGCGCTTGTCTCTGGTACCAACATCAAGACGATCAACGGTACGAGCGTTCTGGGTTCGGGTGACCTCTCGACCCTTAGCACACCTCTCGCTGTGGTTGGTAACGCTACTGCCGGCGCTGAAATCCGCCTGCCAGAAGACACGGATAATGGTTCAAACTACGTTGCCCTCAAGGCCCCTGATACCCTTGCGGCAAACCTTACGTTGACGCTGCCCACGGCAGACGGCACTTCAGGTCAGGTTCTCCAGACCAACGGCTCAGGCCAGCTTGCGTTTGCTTCAAGTTCCAGCGGCACCCAGCAGTTCACGTCATCCGGCTCCATCACAGCGGGTCAGGCCGTTGCTCTTAACACCGATGGCACTGTGTCTACGGTTACTGGTGTTAGCACCTCTGAAGCGGCGTTGGGACAATCCACCATAGATTCCAACGGTGCCGGTCCGGAATGTATAGGGTCTTTTTATGATCCCAATAATGATTGGACTATATTTGGCAGAAACTTGCCGGGTTATGGGATATTTCAAGTTAGTGCGTTCCGCATTAACAGTAGCGGTATAGTTAGTGTTTATGGTAGTAACGCAATTAACTTTCAGCAAGCGGTATCAAATCAAAATATGCCGGTTAGGCTTATCCGTGCTGGCACCAATCGTTATGCCGTTATGTACGCTACTTCGACTTCTTTTTGCCTTCTGGGGATATTTACAATCAACGCATCGACGGGGGCGGTAGCTAACGTCACTTCCACGGGCTTTAGCCTTTCTAATTCAGTAGTTAGCTACGACGTGGATTACGATCCTGTGTCTGATAGGCTTGTAGTAATACATAGATCATCTTCCAGCATTGTTCAGGTCCAAGCCATCAACCCTACTAACGCTTCATCAACTGCGAGCGCACAAATCTCTGTTACACCCGGCGCACCAGATTCTATTGCTCTTGCATGTCGCACAACTGGCGGTCAGTTTTTGTTTGTTTTCGGGGACATCTCTAGTTTTGGTATTTATATTCGGACGGGCACAATTAATAGCGCCGGTACGTCTATAACTCTTGGTTCTTCTTCAACCAGCAGTATTTTTTCGTCTAGTACCATGGTGGCGGCGGCGTATACATCATCAGTTGACAGGTATATAGTTATACGGCGACCGAGTAGCGGGCAGTTGTCGTTTGATATGTATAACACTTCCGGCGTAAGTGTTAATAGCAGTTATATTGGTTTTTCAACCGGTAGTTTCGACACGTTTCCTCAAAAGTCCATGGTGAACGACACTCTACAGTTAGTCCAAGCCATATTGTCTAATGGCGGTTCTGCGCCGTCGCTACAGTACGGACAAAGCTCTTATACAGCCGCCAGTTTTGGTACTGCATCGACTTCGAGTACTTTCCCTTCTTCACCGGCTATAAGGCGCGGCTCGTTTTCACCATCTGGTACAACAGGTATCTATACTTACTGTGCGCCCGATACCGGCGGTACGAACACGTTCGCGGTCACATTCCGTCAATTTTTGTTCTCATCCAACGCCCAAAACTTTGCTGGTTTTGCTACAAACACGGTGACAACGGGACAAAATACCATCGTCGCAGTGCCGGGCGGTGTGGCGACTAATCAAACTAGTTTGACACGTAATACAGAATATTTCTTAGCTTTTGACGGGTCTTTGGTGACTACGGCTACTCCGTTTGGGGTTGTGCTCCGGGCTACATCGACTACCGGAGGGGAAGTTATACGTCCCGTTTCTGCCAAACGCCCCGTGGCCCTCGTTTCATTTTCAACTTCAACGGGCGTAAATATACCGCTGGGTGCAAAAGGATTTAGGTCAATCGAGTTATACTATAGCCTGTCTTTAACGAGCAGTTCTGTTCCAACCATTACCTTTACAACTACGTCTGGTACGGTTACTCCAACAACCACGGGGCTTTACTCGACGGGTAGCACCTCGATATCGAATAGTTCGTGGGCCTTCTTAGCTGCTGTAAATGCATCTTCTTTTACGGGGCTTTACTCGGTTGACTCCTCTGTTGCGGGCGGCGTATCTCAGGGGAATGGCGGCGGCCTACACTACAGCGGTAACACTAGCTCTGTAGGTAACTCGGTAACTGCTATTAGCTTGTCTATTCCTGTCACCGCGAGCGGCAGCGTGATGGTGTACGGGATTCCAGCGTGACCGAACCGCCATGGCTTACTGAGGCCCACAAGCATATTGGGCTACGGGAGATTCCCGGTAAGCGTCACAACCCTACGGTTGTGAACTGGGGTATTTCGCTTGGTGCTTGGTGGAAAGATGACGAGACGCCGTGGTGCGGAACCTTTGTCGCACACTGCCTTCGTTCTGCGGGACAGCCCGTACCTGCTGAGTGGTATCGTGCGCGGGCGTGGGGAGACTATGGTTCTTTGCTACGCCCCTCCCGGCTTGCACCCGGTGCCATCCTTGTCTTCTCACGTGGGGGTAGCGGCCACGTAGGGTTTTACCTTGGCGAAGACCCGTTGTATTATCATATCCTCGGTGGAAATCAGCGGAACAGCGTAAACGCCATGCTGTTGGAAAAGCCGAGGTGTATTGCTACGCGTTGGCCACGAGGCGTCTCCGTGTACGGTGGCCCAGTACAATTAAGCGGGGGCGTTGTTTCTACCGACGAAGCATAGGAGAATATATGATTGATTTCGTCTTGAATCGTTTGCGTGAGCCAAGCACCTACGCCGGCTTCGCCGGTCTGGCTGCCGCTGTCGGCATTGCTGAACCCCTGTATCAGGCCATTGCCGCTGTGGTTATGGCTGTTGCCGGTTTGGCTGCTATCTTCTTGTCCGAAAAGAAATAAAGTGAAGCTCCTTACGTCCCTGCTCAGCGTATTTGCCGCTATACTTACATGGTGGAAACAGCGGGCGCTCATTGAGCAGGGGCGTAAGGAAGCTGCATTAGACGCCGTCAAGGAGGTCGAAGCCCGTGTCGAGAAAGCTGAAGTTGCTGTGGCTACTCCCGATCCTGTGCGCAACGAGCGCCTGCGTGACCGGTTCGACCGCGCCCATAGTGGTCAGTGACTACTGCCGTATAGCCAAGCCCCTTAGCTATGATTCCGCTAGGGATAGCGCAGCGACCATAAAAGATATAGAAGAGCACAACTCTAAGTGGGTATGCCTCTGCGAGGATGACTGCCCGAAGAAGCTCTGAAGGAACCCGGCGTTAGATGTTCGGCTTTTCCCCTTTTGCTGTGGCACCCTTTGCGGCACTCGGCATCGTCGATGTTGAGGTCGAACTCACGGGCGTGCAAGCTTCTGCGCTTCTTGGGAGTGTTATAGCTGGCGCTGGTTATCTCTTTACCGGTGTTTCATCTGTAGGTGCGGTAGGTACCGTGTCCGTTACGGCTGGTGCGGGAGCCGCTGTAACAAGTGTCGTAGGCACAGGCCAAGTAGGTACGGTACAACCGGTCAACTCCGTTATCGTTACGGGCGTTTCGGCCACGGGGTTTGTAGCTACAGCTAGCGTTGATGCTGATGCGATCATCGTTGAGGACAGCGTGGTCGGTACCGGCGCAGTTGGCTCTGTGGTCGTCAAGGCAAACTCGGATGTTATCATTCAAGGGGCGCAAGCTACAGGCCAGATCGGCCAAGCTAACGTCATTGCCAACGGTAAGATCATCGAGGACGGTGTTGTTGGTACCGGGCAGATCGGCACTGTGCTTATTAGCGGTGATGCTAACTTCAGCATCACTGGGGTCCAAGGTGTCGGTCAAACGGGGACTATCCGCTACCAGAGCGGGGTGCGACCCACAGGGGTACAAGCAACAGCTACACTTGGTACGCCTTTTATCGCTATCAATATGCGTGTATACCCAACAGGTGTTTCGGCTACAGCCAGCCCAACTTCTGTCTTGGTTTGGGGGCAGATCAACGACGCTCAAAACCCGAACTGGACAACAATACCGACGTAAGGACTAAAGATGTCGAGCACTTACAGCAACCTCAAGCTCCAGTTGATGGCCACTGGCGAGAACCTCGCCACGTGGGGTAACGTCACGAACATCAACCTTGGGACTGCTGTTGAGGAAGCTATTGTTGGCTCGGCGGACGTAACTTTTGCTAGTGCCAACGTCACGCTTACGCTGTCTAATTCCAACGCGACGCAGACCGCCCGCAACATGCGGCTCAACTTGATCGGGGCCACTGGAGGTGCCACTCGCAACCTCGTCGTACCCAGCATCCAGAAAGTCTACATCGTCAACAACACCTGCGCTGACTCGGTGCTGGTCAAGACGTCTGCCGGCACGGGTATCACCGTCCCCACGGGTCGCACCATGTGGGTCTACAATAACGGCACCAACGTGGTGGATGCCACATCGCACCTTACCACGCTTACGCTTGGCACTCCGCTTGCCCTTACCTCTGGCGGCGTAGGTAGCAACACTGCGTCGGGCGCTCGGTCTAACCTTAGTGCAGCGCAGTCGGGGACTAACATAGATATCACGTCGCTCCAGCCGTTGAACTATGCGGTTGAGACCGTGACCATCGTAGCCACGGCTGTGCCTAGCACACTTACTATCGACGCCGTCTCGCAGTCGGTGCTGTTCTACACCTCGGTCGCTACTGGCAACTGGACGGTCAACCTCCGGGGTAACAGCGGCACGACGATGAACGCGTTGCTGAGCACTGGGCAGGCTATGACCATAGCGGTGTTCGCCACCATCGGTACCGTGGGCTATTTCAACAACCAAGTGCAGGTGGACGGCACTGTGTCTGGCGTCACGACGCGCTTTCAAGGCGGCACCCCAACGGTGGGTAACACCTCAAGCACAGATGCATATACGTACACGGTGGTGAAGACTGGTAACGCGACCTTCACTGTCTTTGCGTCCCTGACACGCTTTGCGTAAGGGTCTGATATGCCAGTTATCATTACACGAGGAGGACTAAGCGCACGAGGCGCTGGGGCTTTTGCGCTCATACCGACCCCTACGCCAACGCCCACGCCAACACCCACACCGACACCTACTCCGACGCCTACACCAACCGCACAAACGGTTACCTTCACTAGCAGCGGCTCGTGGACTGCCCCTTCGGGCGTGTCTGTAATTTCTAGTTTACAAATCTTCGGGGGCGCGTTTACGGAAGTACCCGGCCAATTTGCTTATACTACAGGTGTGATACTTCCCGTATACTCTGCATTTACAAGCTCAGGTTCTCCGGTTGTACCTCCGTCGGGAACCGCAGTTATTGGCTATTATACTTACGCCGAAGCAGGAAGCTACGCTGATGGTGTTCTTTCGCAACTTAATAGTGGGGGTACGGGAGAGCGTGAGATTGCCTACAACCGACTGGAGTTGTTCTACAACCCAAATCTATCTCCTGCTAACCGTTATTGGTATGATCTTTCTTTTTCTGGCCCCATAACTATTCGCGGAGTAGCTAGTCGAGCGTCTGGCCCATGGGACAACCGAAGCGGTCAAATTGCAAACGGCATCAACACCGGTTGGTTTATTGGGGTCGAGGTGTATTCCCCTCCAACAACGCAGAACGGCACGCCCTCTTCGGCTTTCGGTTTCTCTGCACCCGGTGGTACGCAGGGTACCCCACAACCATCGACATTTGTGGCCAGTGTTGCCGTAAATCCGGGCCAGACGTATACTATTACCGTTGGTCAATCCGGGGGCGTAGTTCAGTTCCAGTTTACTCAGGGGTAAGAGATGCCGTTCATCAAGCTCCAGTTTAAGCCGGGTTTAAACCGGGATCAGACCGACTACTCAAACGAGGGCGGTTGGTTCGAGTGCGACAAAATTCGGTTCCGTTCTGGCTACCCCGAGAAGCTCGGCGGCTGGCAACGCTACACGTCAAACAGCTTTCAAGGCGTGTGCCGTCAGATGTGGAACTGGTCCACGACCTACTCCGATAACCTTTTGGCGCTCGGAACGCACCAGAAAGCCTACATCGAGAACGGTGGCTATTACAACGACATCACCCCGCTGCGCGCGGTCAACCCAACGATTGATACGCCAGATTCAAATAATTGCATCTACACAAATACAACTTCGCCAAACGTGGTGCAGATCGAACTCCCCGTGGCGCACGAGGCAGAGACGGGTGACTTTGTTCAAATCTCAGGCGTTGCAAATGTCGGAACCTTTAACGTAGCAGTTACCGTCCAGTCGGTCGGTGGGTCTAATGTATATTTTATTGATGGTGTACAGCAGCCAACCTTAGAGTTAGCTGAAAGCAGTACCTATATATTTACATACCCATCGGCGCATCCATTTGCGCTATCAACTACTAGTAACGGTACGCATGGTGGCGGAGTAGAATATACTACAGGTGTAACAAGAAACAGTGGTGCAAATACGCTTACAATCACCGTAGCATCTGGCGCACCAACGCTTTACTATTATTGCACCATACATAGTAACATGGGTGCTCAAGCAAATACCCCCGTACCCGTTTCAATTGGTGGTATTCCCGCTTCCCAGATCAACGGCAACCACGAGATTACTGTCATTACAGGTCTGACTTTTACGATTCCTGTCACAGGTCCTGTCACGTCAAACGTGACCACGGGTGCAGGCGGTACTGCCATTGTCATTGACTTTGAAATCCGCCCCGGCTTCCCAATCACCACGGCGGGCTATGGCTGGGGTACGGGCACGTGGGGTCGTGATGCTTGGGGCCTTGGTTCGCAGGAGCCGGTCTTCTTCCAGCAGCGCGACTGGTGGTTTGACAACTTCGACAACGACCTTGTGATGAACATCCGCAACGGGACCGGCTACTGGTGGGCTCGCGGTACTACTCTTGATCCGGCTACGGCGCTCAGCACACGAGCAATTACGCTGCAAGCGTACGCCACGGCGGAAGGGTATAGTGCTAACGCAGTGCCCGTTAAGATCATGCAGCTACTTGTGTCACAGCAAGACCGGCACTTGCTTGCCTTTGGCTCGGTTCCGTTTGGGTCAACCAGCGTCAACGACTTCGACCCCATGCTTATCCGCTGGGCTGACCAAGACACGCCGGGTGACTGGACGCCGACTGATACCAATACAGCAGGTGATATCCGAGTATCGCGTGGCTCGCGCATCGTGCGCGCTTTGCCATCCCGTCAGGAAATTCTTGTCTGGACAGATAGCCACCTCTACACCCTTCAGTTCCTCGGCACGACCGACGTGTTTGGCTTGCAGGAATACGCCGACAACATCTCAGTCATGTCCTCGCGCTCGATGGCAACGGCATCCAACATCACCTACTGGATGGGCCAAGATAAGTTCTACGCCTACACCGGTCGCGTTGAGACGCTGCCCTGCACCCTGCGTAATCACGTGTTTCAGAACATCAACATGGCGCAATCCGATCAGGTTATTTGCAGCACCAACGAGCAGTGGAACGAAGTCTGGTGGTTCTATCCTGCGGGTGAGGCGGATTTTAACAACGCCTACGTGGTCTATAACCACCTTGAGAAAATCTGGTATTACGGGACAATCGAGCGTACCGCTTGGCTGGATACACCGCTGCGCCGCTACCCGCAGGCTGCTAACACGCCGCTCTCAGACTTCTCGGATGGTGTCTTGTACAACCACGAGGAAGGCATTGACGACGATACCGACCCGCTAGTGGCGTATATCCAGTCCTCCGACTTTGACTTGGGGGACGGCGATGTGTTCATGCTCTCCCGACGCATCATCCCGGACATTGGCTTCAGTGGCTCTACGGCTAATAACCCAGCGGTAGATATGCAAATCCGCACCCGCAACTTCCCCGGTTCGGCGCTCACAAACAACCCCAACGACAGCAAAATTGTCGTAGAGACCTCGGTTGACGAGTTCACCAGCCAAGTGTTTATGCGCGCCCGTGCGCGCCAGATGGCGTTTAAAATCCGCTCCGAAGCTCTCGGTGTCCAGTGGCAACTTGGTGCGCCGCGTTTGGATGCCCGTGAAGATGGCCGACGCTGATGGCACTTGAACGGTTCAAAGCTGCTCCACTACCCAACCCGCCTGCGCAGTATGATCCGCAGTACGTGCGGCAGCTTATCCGTGTCATCGAGCTTTATTTCAACCAGCTAGACTCAATCACTCCCAACCAAGCGCAGTCCTACCGGGCTGCTAACTTTTATGGCGGTACCTTCACGGGCACCGACGTCAACGCAGATACCGTTACTACCAGCAGTCTGATTGCAAGCCACGCTGATATCGACAGGGTCGATGCGTTATACGTAGGTACGGACGACCTCGCTGCGCAAAGCTCCATCATTAACAACGTCATGGGTGATAACTTCTATGGCGGCACTTTCTATGGCGACGGGCGCTTCCTTCAGCTTCCCTATAACCAGCTATCGAGCGACCAAGACCAGACGGCTGCAAGCGTAGCTAATGCCTACGCCATCACCTTAAACACCAACGAGTTCCCGGCTAGTATCAGCATCGTCAGCAACTCGCGGATTACCTTCGCTAAGAAGGGTATTTATAACGTCGCCTACAGCATCCAGCTTAAGAACACGGACAATAGCGCGCACGACGTAGACATCTGGCTACGTAAGAACGGTACGGACATCGCCAACTCCAACAGCCGGTTCTCGTTACCTGCACGTAAATCAAGCGGTGACCCGTCGCACCTTATTGCTGTGACCCCCATCATGGTCGATATTACGGCGGACAATCAGTACGTCGAGCTTATGTGGCGCGTCAGTAATACCACCGTGTCAATCGAACATTTCCCAGCAGTTGCTGCCAGTGGGGGTGTTACCCCGGCTATTCCTGCTACACCGTCTGTGATTGTCGGTATTACCCACGTATCTGCTCAGTTCCCGCCTGTTACTCGCGTTGCTCCTCTCTCGGTAATTGGATTTGGACAAATCGGTAGCGTCAGTGTACGTACGAGATAGCGCTCAAGGATCAGATTATGCAGGTATTGGACGTTCAGCAATCTAACCCCACGCCGTACACCCCCGCAGGGGGCACGTACAATAACAACCCGATGCCGGGCGCTGGTGGCTTGCCGTCTCTTTCTGGCCTTAACAACCGTGCGAACCCGATGGCGCAGCAGCTTCAGGGCCAAGGGCGCGGCGAGGACTCCGTTCTTGTCCACATGACGCCGGGTGAGGTGAACAGCCTGCGGGGTTTGGCTCAGCAGTTTGGCGGCGACCTATCGACTAACCCCAACACGGGCCTGCCTGAAGCCAGCTTCCTGAAGAAAATGCTTCCCATGATATTGGGCGCTATTGCGGCACCGCTGACGGGTGGCCTTATCAACCCTATGACCGCAGGTCTCCTTGTAGGCGCGGGCCAAACGGCGCTAACTGGCGATATCCGTAAGGGCCTCATGGCTGGGCTTGGTGCGTATGGTGGCGCGGCTCTGGGCGGCGCAGCGGGCTTGGGTAAAATTGGCGCGACTAAAACTCTGGGCGGCGTAGATATCGTCGGTGGCGGTGCAGGTGCAGGTGCAGGTACAGGTGCTGCACCGATGAGTGTTATTCCCGGCGCTGCGGGTACTGTGGGTACAGGCACTGCGGCTGAGACCGCAGCAAAACTGGGTCTTGAGGGTTTTGCACCCAAAGGAGCAGCAACGCTACTTTCGGGTGGTGCCCCCACTGGGGGTATGTCGCTTATTCCGCAGGTGGGTGCTACTACAGCCAAGACCGGTCTTGCCGGCTTTGGTCAGAAGTTTGGTCAAGCTGCTTCCGTTGGCTTGAAGGGTGCAGCTGCTAAATACGCCCCCTACGCCGCTGGGCTGGGTCTTTATGGTGGGCTTAGTAACGCCATGCAGCCCTCCATGCTCACGCCGGAGGAAGAAGAAAATAAATACAAATACGAAGGCCCCTATTATCCAAAACCGCGCACCTTCCGGTCTCGGACGCTAGAAGAAATGAAGCGTGCTAACGGTGCTGCATTTGATTTCCTTGAGCCGGAGCCGCCGCCCGTCCCTCGCATGGCGGAGGGCGGTGTCGCTTCGCTCCCTGCCGCTGGTGATTTCCAAGCAGCCGTGGACTTCTTCAGCCGTAATAGCCCCGGTGCAATCACAGCATCTATGTACTCCCCTCCGTCCGTTAAGCACGTGCCCGTGCCTAAAACCTCCGACCCCGCAACGGGTACGGGTGGCGGAGCGAACGCCATTGACCTTGCCAATATGTATGGGGGCCGTATGTCGTCAGAAATTGCTTCGGGGCCGCCACAGATCAACGTGTCCAGTGGTTACGGTACCGGCGGTGGCTACGAAGACTTTACTGAGCCTCTTGCTCGCGGCGGTGAAGTAAATATGAAGGATGGCTCCTTTGTCGTCGATGCGCGCACGGTTTCGGAAATGGGTAACGGTAGCAGCAATGCTGGCATCGAGCGTCTTGCTGCTATGGGCGGTCGTCCTGTTCGTGGCGGTGGGGACGGCGTTAGTGATTCTGTCCCCGCTCGTATTGGAGGTAAGCAAAAAGCTCGCGTGGCGCGCGACGAGGTGATCTTCTCACCGGAAGCGATTCTCCGCCTCGGCTCTGGTAGCCACAGCAAGGGTACCCAGAAACTCTACGCGCTTATGAACAAGGCTCACAAGGCCCGTAAGAAAGCTCGTCGTGGCCAAGACACCAAGGTAGCCAAGGGTATCGGGGGGCTGGCGTGATGACGCACAACATTTTTAACGGGGGGCTGTACTAATGCCATTTCCTTTTTTAGCAGTGGGGGCGGGTATGCTCGCTGGTGCCGCCGCTGGTGCCGCTTCTGGCGGCGGCAAAGGCGGCGCAGCTCAACCTACAAACACGACGGTTACTCAGAATAGCCTACCTGCGTACGCAGAACCGTACTTCCATGATATCATGAAGCGTGGGCAAGAAATTTCCAACCGCCCGTACGAAAAGTACACAGGTGATCGTATTGCGGGCTTCACCCCAGCGCAGGAACAGATTCAAAAGAACGCCCTTGCTATGGGTGCGCCGGCTCAGTTTGGCACCGGTTCTGCACTGGCGTATCAGGCGGGTCGGGGCGCGCTTGACCTGAATTACGATCCGGGTCAGTTCAATGCCGGCTATAATCCCTCACAGTTTACCACGGGTTTCAATCCGGGTCAGTTCAATGCCGGCTATAATCCTTCACAGTTTACCAGCGACTATAATTCTGGATCGTTTACCACTGGCTTCAGGCCGGAGGAGTTTAGCGTTCAAGGTCTAGGCGACCTCGGGAACGTCCGCGATACGGTTGCGGAGCGCGTACAAGCCGACAAGATGCAGGCTGCGCAGACGCAGTTTCAAGCAAACCTTGAACGCTTCCAGATGGCGGCACCGGACCGCTTCGATCAGGCGCAAGCCGAGCAGTACATGTCGCCGTACATCCGCAACGTGCTTGATACACAGAAGCGCGAAGCCATACGAGATGCGCGGCAGGGGCAGATAGTTCAAGACCTTGGAGCGGCTCGTCAGGGTACTTATGGTGGTAGCCGTCAGCTTTTGGCGGGTCTTGAGCGCGAACGTAATCTTGGTCAGCAACTTGGTGATATCGAAGCTCGTGGCCTCCAAGGTGCGTTTGAAAGTTCGCAGGGTCAGTTCGAGCGGGACCGTGCAGCACAGATGGCGGCGCAGCAGGCTAACCTGCAAGCGGCTCTAGGTGTTCAGGAGCTTGGCACCACCACCGGCCTGCAAACCGCTCTTGCCAACCTGAGCAACGAGCAACAGGCTCGCGTCCAGAACATGGCTGCTGAAAACCAGATGCGCGGTATGAACGCCGAGAACGCACTTCGTGCGGCGCTTGCCAATCAGCAGGCTGATCTCGGTGTTCGCGGGCAGAACCTGCAAGGGGCTATGCAAACCCAGCAGTTGGGTCTCGAAGCGCAGCGCCTTGGTGAGCAGTCCCGCCAGTATGATTCACAGCAGAACCTTGAAGCTCTGCGCCTTGGAGAACAGTCTCGTCAGTTTGGTTCGACTCAAAGGCTCGAAGCGCAACGCCTTAACGATTTGGCGCGTCAGTTTGGTTCAAACCAAGGGCTCGAAGCCCAGCGACTTAGAGAGCAGTCCAATCAGTTCGGTACTACAGCCGGGATTGAAGCGCAGCGCCTTAGTGATTTGTCGCGCCAGTTCGGTTCGAACCAAGGACTTGAAGCTCAGCGCCTCAGAGAGCAGTCCCGTCAGTTTGGCGCGGATCAGAAGATGACTGGGTTTCAGACCGCAAATCAGGCGGGTCAGACACTGAGTAACATCGGTCAAGCCCAGCAGCAGGCTGATCTCGCGCGACTGCAAGCTCAGGCAGCGGCGGCATCTGAGCAACAGGGGATGAATCAGCGGCTTCTTGATAACGACTATGCTGAGTTTCTGCGGGTGCGAGACGACGAAATGGAGAAGCTTGGTTACTTCAGCAATCTTATGCGTGGTATCCCCGTGGACCTCAACTCTACATCACGGACGTACGCACCGACGCCCGGCGTGGGGCAACAGATTTTAGGTACTGGGCTTGCCGGGCTTGGTGCGTACAATACGTTCAGGGGAGGCTAAGTCGTGGAAACGAAACCATACCGCATCCAGTCCCCCGAGGATATTGCCAAGGACTACGGCGGCAACAAGCAGAAGATTGCGCAAGCCATGCAGATGGGCGTCGTTGACCCCACGGCTGGCGTTCTTGCTGGTATGTTCATTGACCGTATGCGCTCCGCGCAAATGCAAGAGATGGCTCCGCAACCTTCGGTTGCTCAACAGGTCATGGGGGGCGCTCCCCAAGCTCCGGGTGCTGTTCCCCCCGGAGGGCTAGGTATGACCCCCCCAGCCGCGCTCCCCATGGCACCGGGTATAGGTGCTCCGCCTATGGGTGATATGCCTATGGGTGCTCCGCCTATGGGTGCTCCTCCTGCTCCGCCTATGGGTGATATGCCTATGGGTGCTCCTCCTATGGGTGCTCCGCCTATGGGTGCACCTCCGATGGGTATGGCTGACGGCGGCTTGGCTGCGCTCCCCGTTCCGGATAACATGTTCGGTGAGCCCATGGACGGCAGCTACGCCGACGGCGGCATCGTGTCTTTTGCTGAGTCTGGGCTTACTTCTCAGCCTGACTACGACCAAATCCTCCGTGAAGACATGGCTTACTACCGCGACCCGCAAAACTTTATGCGGGACATTAACGCGGCATATCAACCGAAGCGAGAGTACGCGGAGCGCGCTAATCAGGCCAACAAAGACCTTCTGTCCGAGGAAGGTCAGAAGAAGCGTAGCAAACAGAATAAAAATTCTTTTCTTATGGACTTTGGTGCCAAACTAGCAAGCACTCGGGGTCCCCTACTATCGGCAGCGGGTAAGGCCGCCCGTAAAACTCTTCCCGGTTATCAGGAGAACGTCAAGGAACAGCGCGCCGAAGTCCGTGACGCACTCAAGCAACTGGCTGCTGATGAAGGTATGACCAACGCCGAACAGCGCGCGTTTGTACTTGAAGGTATGAAGGGCCGAGGCCAAGCGGGTGAGATTGCAAAAGGCTTTGTTGAGCGTAAGGCGGCAAAAAATCTTGCGGAACTTAACGCTGCTACTGACATCAGGCAGTCTCAGATTACGGCGGCAGGAAATCTGGCTGCTGCTAGAGAGACAGGTGCGGGCTACGGGCGAAGCCTTGATAAACAGGCGCAGCAGCAGGTGTTTGCTGCGGTGACCTCTACCCTTAAGGAAGTAGAAGACCTGTATGCCGCCGACAAAAATTACTCTGCGCTTGCTCGGGAGCACGCCTTTAACCCCGATAATATGTCTCCTGCTCGCAAACAGGCGTTTAATGTTCTTGAAGCCAAAAAACGAAAAGATATATACGACCGGCTTAGTATCGTTAGGACTACTGCACCTCCGGGAACAGAAGGTGCGTTTGATCGCGTTCTTAAGCAAGTGGGCGCTCAGGGGGCTACGGGTTCCGGAGGCGGTTCGTTCAAAGAGGGACAAACATCCAGAGATCGGCAGGGACGACCTATTGTGTACCAGCAGGGTAGCTGGGTATACGCTGACTAATTATGGCTAAACCTGTCCCGCTCGATATGCTTCCAACTGAGCTACGGGCCGCGCCCTCAAGGCGCGAAGTACCCGCAGATATGCTTCCGCCGGGGCTTATCAGGGCAGCCCCGGAGCCGGAAGCCGAAGAACCCGAGGAAGAGCTGGGCTTCTTTGGTGCGCTGAAACGCGGTTTCACCACGCTGGGTGATGTGCCGGAAGCCTTTGATTTTGCCACAGGTCAGGAAGGTGCGCGCGAGGAGCTGGTTAAGGCGCAGCGAGGTGAAGAGAAGCGGGCCGAAGGTTTTGGTCTGGATAAAACGCTAGGTGAGAACGCACAGGCGCTCAAGGAGCTGGCCGGCGAGTCTCTTGGATTTATGGGAGCCCCGCTTGCTGCGGGTGCTGCCGGTACTCTTGCTGGCGGCCCTATTGGCGGGGGTATCGCAGCCGCCGCTACACTTCTTTCCCAGTACGGCGTCCAGAACTTAGCTCGTCAGGCCCAAGAAGATGAAGCGCGGATTGCTCGTGGTGAAGCTCCACTGGGTGCTATGCCCGGTCGCGCTGCCGCTGCCGCTGTGGGTCAAGCTGGTCTGGATGTTGTTGGCTTCGCGCTTCCTGTGTTGCGTCCGGTGGCAGCGGCGTTTCCGTTTCTTCGCCCGCTTATCGGTATTGGAGGTAAAAAGGCAGCGGCAGAAACGGCTGAAGCTATCGTTGGGGCAGCGGCTAAGAATCAGCTCACCATCAAGGGTGGCATTGCCCGTGGTATCGCGCAGGGGGTGGCGTTCGAAATCCCCCAAGAAACGGCACAGACGGTGTTGGAGCGGGCGCAGGCAGGTCTCTCCCTCGACGATGATTCCGCCATTGAAGAGTACAAGCAAGCGGCTATCGGTGCGACTCTCCTTGGCGGTGGCTTCGGTGCCGTTGGTGGTGGTGTAAACGCAGCGAAAGAACGAGCCGACACAGCTAAACAAGCTAAAGCGCTGGAAGCAGCGGCGGGGCTTGAACTGAGTACTCCTGAAGAAAAAGCTGCGTTTGAGTCTTTGCTGTCGGCTGCGGTAAACGAGTATGCCAACGCAAACCCAAGCACTGCCCCGGCTGATATCTTTAAAGCGTTGCGGGACGACGGTACCATCCGTTCCCTAGGCAATCAGGTGAGAGCAAATGTCGAAGCGACGCAAACGCAAGAAACGCAGGCGGAAGCAGGAGCAGGATTGGATGAAGGAACAAGTCAACCTGACGTGGATGTCGATGGAGCAGCTGGGGCAGGCGTTCCACCTACTGGCGCTGCCGCGACCACCGGAGAAGATACCCGAACCACTTCACAAGCTGAATCCGTCGGAGTGGCTGACACTGGAGTTTCTGCTGGTGACACTACTGGAGCAGAAGCGGGAACAGACGGTACACTGACGCCAAAGGTTGCGCCCATAGCCGAGCCCACCGGGGCGCAGGTCAAAGCCATGGTGCCTACCATTGAGAAGGTGTTTGCCGACAACGCTTTTGATTTTGAAGTTGAAGAGCTCAACGCCGAGCAGAAAAAGCAGGCCGCGCGCATCGTCCTGCAAAGCCCCGAAGTTGCCCCATACGATGCTATCGTCTCTGTGCTTGATCGTGGTTTGCAGGCTGAACCGAAGGTTACGCCGGAAGTAACTGGAGAACGCTACCCTGCCTTGGAGGCGGCATACGCGCTACCCAACAACAAAACCGCCGAGAAGATGCGGATTATTGCGCCGGTGGTTGCCGATATTTTCACGCGAATTACCGGCCTGAGTACCTCCAAGCTCCCCGAAGGTGACACCAAGAAGGCGTATAGCTCCTCCAATACGCGCATCCTCAACGCCGTGCTGCGGGGGGAAGCAGTCAACCCCGAGACCATCGTCCAAGAGCAGGTGGCTCAGTACAAGGTCCCGCTGCCGGAGACGGCTGCGCCTACGCCTACGCAAGCTGCGCCTAAGACGGCACCACAGACAGCAGATAGTCGGCTGATTATTGAACCGGCGACTGGACGTGAGCAGGATGAACTGGCCAGCACCCTCGGTATGCGCGCCGTTCTTCAGGAGCGTGACCCGGCGATGCCTGAGTTTGACGGCGAGAAGACTTTTTACATCACTAGACAAAATACCGTATCGGGTATGCGGTATTATGTGGTGCAAGCCTATCGGAATCTGGCAACGGGCAAACTGAAGAGCAAGTCCGTTCTAAACGGCGATCAGTTTATTACCTATTTGGACACGAAAAAAGGCGGAGAATACAGCTCGGGCGAAGGTCAAGAGTTTGCATCTCTCGAAGAAGCCAACGCGGCTCTTGAGGCGGCTGCTCAGCGTGAAGCTGCTAAGTCCGCGCCAGCGCCTACGCAAGCTACGCCTACGCAAACTGCGCCTACTGGTCCTTTTGATCCGTCTTACGACTATATTAGAAATCGCCCTCGCTCCACGACGTCAGAGCCCGAACCGGAATACACCCCGCAGCAGATTGCGGAGCACCTTACATATTTCTCACAATCCGAAGCCCAGTCTCGTGGGTACGAGCCCAATACCGACCCATTTGGTATGTTCACTGAAGGCGCGCGTGACGTTGCCCGTGGTGCTGAGCCTATCCCTGACCAGCTAATCCTCGAAAGGTCAGGGCAGGAAGCTCTCGACGCATACAAAGCTGGTATCCAGTGGGCGCAGGATCGTGTTGCTGACGCACAGGCTCCGGCTGCTAAGGCCGCGCCGAAGAAGGCCGCGCCGAAGAAGGCCAAGGCGGCTAAGGCTGCACCTAAAGGGCCGGTCTTCGAAAATATCGCACAGCCAAATACTCCGGAAGCGGCGGCGCTCGTCGAGGAGCCCCGTAACACCGATATCGTGGCACTGGCGGAAGAACTCCCCGAAGCCGACCGGGTTAACGTCCGCGCGCGGCTCGACCGTATCACAGAAAACTACGCTAGAGACGGAGATGTAGAGCGTCTCCTTGGTTCTTTGGAGTCGCTACGTCGAGACGTAGACCGCCGTATCGCTCGCAATCAAGCCAAGCAAGCCCGCCCTCGCATCCGTGGCTTTGAACGCGCCATGGAGGTTATCTACCGCGCCGAGCGCACCGGACAGCTTAGCCCGCAAAGTGCAGCGCTTGTCCGCTGGCTACTGGAGCGCAACCCAGCTATTGCTGAAGAGCTGGCAATCTCACTACGTCTTGGTGGGGCGGATAGCCCAGCCGGCCAGTATAATCCTGCTACGCGCATTGCCACCATCTTCTT